AAGATAAAAGATTTGTCGTAAGACATCTTTTAGCTGGGCAGAAAGTGGCACAGAGCTACTGCATCTGTGACACCTCAGGTTTATCCCTGAGGCTCCGCTTTCTGCATCAAGCGCGTTAAGCTGTGCTTCATAGAGCCTTCAAAAAGCGACACTCTGCTGAGAGCATCGAGTTATTTTTGACTAATGATAGTCGGCGCGTAGCGCCTAACTACAACACAGTCAAAAAAAGGATGGTGCTCGATTAGATTCCTAAGTGGGCATGAGACGGACAAAAAGGGGCAACAGAGTGGGACGGGGCGCAAGGGTCGGGCCCCCTATTTTTGATTCATCAATAGCCGCGTAGCGCTAACTACAACAACCAAAAATATGGGAGAGTGTCAGCCAACAAGCTCCAAGAAATGAGGAAATAAGTGAATTGGCATGACCGCCAATTTGCTTATGAGGAATTTGTTGAAGGCGCTTGCGCCGGAGTTGTTGGACCTGACGCCTTGCCCTTGTCGCCATGTGGTATAATGAGGAAACCAGCAGCAGAAAAAAACCCCAGCGCCTTCTTTCTTGCGCGAAGCGTGTCGCAAGTCGCACCCGGCTGGAGGCCTCACTGGCTGCTTAGTGGAGCTACTGCATCCACTGAGCCCGTCTTGTGGACTTGTTGTGCGACTCCGGGTGGCTGGGCCACACGGCAGCGCAACACGGACTCAAGACAAAGGCATCCAAGGACATTCCTTGGCTCCCGCTGAGCAAGCGTCCGGCTGAAGGCCCCAGAGGTATCTAGGTGCGTGATAGTAAAAAACGCCAGCACAATCAATCACACGCGAACCACCCCAAGGCTGCGCTTAGGAGAGGCAACGGGCTCTTCCAATGCGCCACTTTAAGCCCGTCCAAGGGCGCGCATTGGGCGGTCCCTGTGCGTCCCAGCGCGGAGGAGGCAAGTAATGCCTACGGTCTGGCGCGGAGGAGCGAGGAGAGCGAGGTGGATTCCGGCAGCGGACGGGGGGTATGGGGGGCGGCCCCTAATCACGCTAGAGCGTTACCCTCTCAGATATTTTCACCTAAACAAAGGGCCCTGAGTTCCTTGAGCAAGCCTGTAGCTTTCTCATCTCCCTCTAGGTGTTCAGAGAGCTTCTCCAAGGTGCTCTTGATAACAGCCCTTTTGCTGATGGTCTGTATTTGACCCCAGTATTTTGAGACATCAATGACCTTCATTTTGCTTCCCTTTGAGTTGCTCTTTCCAGCTAAGAGCTTTTAGTCCCTTTTTCCTGAGCCAGTCGTCACACGCTTTGTTGACCGAAGAGGAGAGACCACGTAGGTAGTCGGGTTTCCTGTTAGTTCGGTCTCGTCCTTTGTCGTATTTGCCTCTTTTAGAGCCCATTGGTTTCACTGGAAGCGTTGCCCCTCAGCCCTCGTTGAGAGGGCCAAGGGACTTTGCGTTACACACAACACACAACACGCAACAAAACGTAGGTAGAACCTGTCTACGGACAAGCTCAAAAGTCTTTTTTGGCTACTCTGCGCCTCCTTTGTCTGGAGCGCACTTGGCGTCTGAAGCGTCTTTTCATTTTATGTTTGACAAGGGGTACTCAGGGTTACACTATGAGTGCGCTGTTGGTGGGCTTATAAGTGCTAATAACCACTTATAACTCACATTCCACATCCATTATAGGTGGATTGTTATTCTTGTCCGTAGGACAACTCTAAGTGTACTTAGAGCGTCCCCCGGTCTCCATATATGCCCTCTCTTACAACCTCCACACCCTTATAATGGCTGGAGCGGCTAGGCTCTCTACTGCTGAGACCACCTGTTCTTCTATTTTTTCAGAAAGGACTCTGCTTGTGTTGAACGATATGCCAGCCAAGTCGAGGGCACAATGGATCACTTCGTGAACTAGCGTAGCTCTGAACAGCTGTCGGTCCCTTAGGACGCTAACGTGGATGTTTATGCACCGCATTTCGGGGTCATACTCAGCGAGCCGACCCGGCATTTCCTCTTTAACGCGGACTGGGATGCGTATACCAGCCACATTGATATGGGTTGGGGGTTGTATAGTAGCCATTTTCTCACATCCAAGTGGTTTGTAGGTTTGATTTACCCGTGTAGGACTCCTCAAATCGCCTTAATTCCTCGTCTAGAAGGTCTACTTTACGCTCATTCATGCGCTTATCAGCGTCCTGAGCCATCTGTTCTGTCCAATATGCGACTGCCATACTGAGTGCATCAAGGCGGTCATCCTGCGTAATGGCCCCTCTTTGGTTCGTCAAGCGGGACATCTGGTAGATTAGCTGGTATTTCAGCTGTGATTCTAGGGGATACGTCTGTGCGCTTTCATAATCATGTTGTATGACTTTCGGGTCAACCACCAGCCTGTGCTGGTTCATCACGGGTTCTAGGGTGTCGATGATTCTTTTCTCTTTCTGGATGTTGTGTCTGACTTCCTCGATGGTGCATGGGTGAATCTTGGTAAGGATGGGCTTGAAAAGCTCCACGAACATCCCGTCCCCGAAGTTACTTTCGACCACGATGAAGTTCACCTTCTGTTGTTTGGCCTTTATTGAAAGGGCCTTGAGGACCTCGTCGCTATATCCGCCTTGGAGACCCCCGGCATCTACCACGTAGAGGTATCCATTGAGCATCTTGACGATGGCGTATCCGGTCTCATCCTTACCCCGTCCTGAGGGGTCGATAGCCATCACAGAGCCTGTGTATGGGATGTAGTCCCCAAGGACTTCCATAGGGCGGTAGAATCTGTCCCCTGAGAGCGCCACATTGGGCACAGAGGAGTCCCACTCCAGTTTAGGGTCTCTGGCCCACACAAGCTTCTCCGGGGCCACCTCGGGGTCCACAGACATCACTATGAGGTCGCTGGTCTTCAGCGGGAACCTCTCGATGTCGCTCAGGCGGGTATCCAGCATAAACTGCATGGCGAACCCGGTGCGCCCGTAGGACGCTTCTCGCTCCGCTAGGTCGATGTCAGAGAACCTCAGGGGCTCTGTGGAGTCCCCTACCCTGCTCTCATCAACACACAACTCACTAACACACCCGTCATACCCAGTCTCATTGACCTTTTCTGTGATGTACTTAGCAGGCCAAATGCGTTTTTTGTATCCCCGCTCAGTGAGCTTGTTGTAGATTGTGTCCTCGCACTGTGGTGTTCCAAGGAACAATATCTTGGAGTCAGTATCGGGCTTAATGATTGCGTCGAACTCCTTGACCTGTTCGCCAAGCTTGTCGCGCATCCCTTGGGTGGCGCTATTGCCCACCACCTCAATGTCGTCTGCGACGATGATGTCAGCCCGTGAGCCCGTCAGTTGAGACGTGACTCCCAAGGATTTGACGGAGGGGGCGTGGGAGGCTGGCGCGGGTCCGACGTCAAAGCTGATTTTAGAGAATCTTTGTTTTTCACTTGGTCGCAAATGAGCGAGAAGAGGCAACTCATGGATGAGTCTAAGTGTAAAAGTGCTGAAATCGTCTGCTCTTGTTTTTGACGCAGAGACAACAAGGATGTTTCTTCTTGGGTCGAGCAAGAGCTGGTGGACAACGAATGCAGAGCATATCCAACTTTTACCGACTCCCCTAAAGCCTTCGATAATAGCTCGTCTATCTCCTTTTTGCATGTAATCAGCGATTTCATATTGAATAGTAGTTGGGTCTGGTAGGTTAAGCTCTTTCCATACTATGTATAGAAAATTGCGAAAGTCTTTCAGCTTATCTGGGACTTCCATAGGTTTACTTGTTGTTTCCCCTGTTTTTCTTCTTACTCTGAATCTTCAGGTTAGAGCGTTTGTTATTCCTCGGGTTGCGGTCCTTGTGGTGAACATCCTTGCCCTTCAGCTTACTCTTACCCTTCTTTTTTATCATCATGCGTCTCGCCTTATTGCGGCCAGCGCGCCTTTTCTTTTGGCGCTTACGCTTGTGGTAAGTGTCGTATTCTCTTCTGTAATTTCTTTTCTTAGCCATTTGCTGCCTCGTCGAAAGGTAAGATTTTCACAAGATTCTCCATCGGGTTGTCCTTCGACAGACCCGCATGGATTCCATTGTCCTTCAAAAGCTGTCTGGCGGCGTTCAAGTCGCTTGGAGCTGCCTCTCCTGACTCAATACGAGAGATAAACTCGTTAATGAGTAGGCTCTGGAGGTCTTTAAGACGTTCCTCTTGGTTGTTTATTTCTTTCTCCATTCTTTGTAAGTCTTTAATAGTAAATAGCATAGGGTGGTAACCCCTACGGCAATACCAACTACCATATTAAGTTCAGTCAAAGTAAACGACCCTAGCATCCCAATGATGCCTATGGCCGCTGGAAAATGCGTAGATTCCATCACAACGAGGCTATTACAGTTAAGGTTGGTGCGCTAAGAAGTGTGGATTCTGTGCTAGTGTCGCCACCGCCTACGGCTGAATCGTCGTCCCATAGCATCAGCTGATTAAGCTTCACGTTACGGATGTCTGAGCCATTTTCCCAATGCCTAGCCGTAAGCTTAAGGTAGCGATTGGCTCCCCAAGAATCAATAGCGCCATACGCTGCTCCTCCTGATTGATAATCACTGTCAATAGGGATGACCCATTTAAAAGTAGCCCTGTCTCCGTGCTGACTTGAGTTACCTATTCCAAACTTCGCATTTGTAACTTCAGTAAACGAACCAGTATCTGTTCCACCAGCCTCTCCTAGCCAAAACTTGAACATACCAAAGGAATTAACAAAAGTGTCGTCTCTGCTAATAGTGAAGTTTAGCTCATAAGAAACCCATTTAGTTCCTGAGGGAGGGGTATAATTGAACAAAGAACCACTCACAGTCGCGTGAGTATCTGTGAGTACTTGTGCAGCTGCGTTAGGAAATATATGAGTCCCAACTCCAGTAGATTTTGTCACAGTATGCCCGTCACAAGGACCTGAAATATACTCCAGAATAGTTCCCGGCGCTTTTGCCGATAAGCCAGTCCCCCCTTTAGCAAGAGGTAGGATACCCCCAAATTGAGCCCCAGCTAGGTTCAATGTAGTCGCGTTCAAGGTTACCTCCTTATCACTAAGGTCCAACGTAGAAGCCAACGCCGCTGCTCCAACAGCGCCATCATCAATCTTAGCCGCTGTGACCGAATCATCTACTAACTCAGGAGTATCGACCGAATTGTCGGTCATATGCGATAATTCAACCGAATCCGCTGTAAGCGTTGTAGCCCCCGCTTCCCCTGTCGTATTTGCGTCCTCAGCTACCTCTTGAGCCGCAAATAGACCTTGTCTGTAAGCGTTGTCCAAGTCTGCTTCAGAAATTCGTGAGCCTGCTTGGAAGTCTACTAAAGGAGCTAATGAAGTGGCCCTGTAGATTCTCAAAGTGTCTCCTTCAGCCGCACCTGCTCCCCCGCCTGAAGTGGCTACATCAGGAGCCGCTTCTAGGGTGACGATTTTCGTGGTCGTATTTACACTGGATACAACTATTGGGTGCCAAGTAGAACTTACTTTAACACGCACCTCGATGTCTCCGGTGTTGATGTAGTCGAATGTCCAAGGACCGTGGTTTACGTTATCCACCCCATTAGTGCCTGAAGCAGCCGCTCCTAGAGTGATTTCTGTATATGATTCTGCCATTTTTTCTGGGGTTATTGTTGTAAGGTTTGGTAATAAGCCTGTCTCAATTCCGGGTACTCTTCCATCACTTGGTTTTTAGCGTGGTCTGAGTAGAAATTAAGTATTTTAGCTATAGCTCTCTGTCTTGGATGCGTCTTCCCAATAGTCATGTCTGTAGCCGGGGGAAGAGCTTGGTATTTAGGGCTCTCAATTAACGCCCTAATAGACTGCCTAGCAGTTCTCCCCCCAAGCTTCATAGTAGAAAGC